CTTAATACAATGACGATACCTTCAACAGTATCGTGCGTTGTTAAGTCCGGTGGCGCTATTCTTAATCCTTCTGCTGGTCAGCTTAACATTCCGAGTGCGCTTACTACTGACGGGACAGGAGGAGGGCTAGTTAAACAAGGAGTAGGCAATGTATCTCTTACTGGCGTTAATACATATACAGGATCGACATCAACCCTTGCTGGAAACCTGATTGTTTCTTCCGCTTCGTTCCAAGTGAATACGGGAAACAAGTGTAACCAAGTTACATTCACGAATACATCTGTTACTGCGAACTTCACAATCGCTCCGACAATAGGTGATACATTCAAGTTCTTTATCGGATCAACGGTTCAAACTGGATTGTCCGTCACGCTTACAGGAACTGGCGTTGCTGGTCGCTCTGGAACATACGACTCGGCTACATCTACTCTAACGATTACCTGAAATAATTATTGAATATTGTTAAACAATTAAATTATGTTCGCTTAAATGAATTTCGATCCTCAGTCAGCCCCACATCATCCCGGTATTATGGGTTCCGCAACAAGCCTTCTAGCAGTTATCGTGTCAGTCCTGCCTCATGTTGAGCAGTGGCTACGGATTACATCTCTTGCATTCGGAACAATCGCAGCGATAGTTTCTATTATTGTAATGATTGAGAAACGCAGTAACGATAAAAAAGACAAATGAAAACACTACTTATCAAAGCTATCTCCGCTATTACTGGAGCATCTAAATCAGTTATCGAGTTTATCATTCCAATCCTCCGCGACTCGGCTAGTTCCCTCTTGAAGGAACTGCTTCCTATCGCGCTGGAAGTCGTGTCTTCGTTGCTCACTTCGGATAAGAGTGGCGACGAGAAGCGCAAGATTGCCGTTGATAAGATTAAAGACGCAGCAACCCGCGAGGGGATCAATGCTTCCAACCGTGCAGTCAACCTCGCTATCGAGCTTGCTCTTGCCAAGCTGACCGATAAATGAACGACGAGAAGGCATGGTGGCAGAGCAGGACGATTATCGGAATCGTCGTTATGCTGCTGGCTCAAGTTCTAAAGTGGCTTAATGTTGATATAGTCAACGAGGAGTTGACCGACATCGTTACTCTAGCGATGGAATCACTCGGTGCAGGACTGGCTATTTACGGACGCGTAAAGGCCCGTAAAACGATTCGCAGGACTAAGCCGGGAGGTCAGTTCAATCCGAACGCAGAAGTGCGTAAAGCCAAGCCTGTGCGAAGCAAGCTGCTCGGTCTGTTTATTCTCCTTCTTTCCTTCAACTGCTACGCTCAAGCATATCCTTCGCATGTGTGGTATGAGAACCCTATTAGGTTCAATGCGATTGTTGACGACAGACACTTTCTAATTCGCTTGCTGGATAGCCTGTGGGTCAGCGTTAGCGTTCTTCCAATCAAGGGTGAGATTAAGGGTTCGGCTGATTTCTAGTATGGCTACCGAGGCAGAACGGCTAGAGATGGGAGACTTCATTTTGAAGTCCGAGGCTCGTAAGGACAAGCTGGGCAGACTTAAAGTTTATCCACTACCCAAGGCTGACGGTGGCGGAACATTTGAAGTTGCAGGTATCAACGATAGATACCATCCCAAGGCTGCAACGCATCTAAAGAATCTCATCGACAACAACCGTCATTCACAAGCAGAGAGCTTCGCCAAGAAGTATCTTGTTGAATACACAGATGTCGTTAAGAACTGGACTGAACTGGCTCCGCTAGAAGCATTCCTCCGTGATGCTGCATTTAACCGAGGACCGAAAGGCGCCTTGCGTATCTTGCAGATTGCGTTGGGCATTGCTGATGACGGAAAGTTTGGACCTGTAACGAAGACAACTCTAGCTAAAGCGGCAAAGAATGTGGCATCACTTCTTGACAACCTGCGTAGTGCTAGGGAAACATACGAGATTCGCGTTGCTCCACCTGTAGGAGCCAGAGCAAAGTTTTGGGCTGGCTTGCAGAACAGATGGAACAATGCGCTAGAATTCAGCAAGAAGTTTATAGTTTAACAATAAAATATTATGGATAAAGAAAAAAGCAATGCGCTGACAGACCAGTATAAAAAGGTCAAATCAGGAAACAACGATGTAACCACAAAAAAGAGTAAAGGATCATTCCTTGGAGGCGATGTTGATGTTGAGGACTTGCCTGAAATGAAGTTTGAAACCAAGTCCCCTGTAAAGAAAAGAACTCCAGAAGAAATCGAAGCAGCAAGATTAGCTTTGGCTAGACCGAAACAGCAAGTTCAAGACCCATCATTGCTTGAGAAAGCGAAGCGTCTTGGAAAGGCCGCTATTGATGTGAATGTTGGCCGAGCCACTGGTGATACTAAAAGGTGGTCGAGTGGATATAAGTATCTAGGTGAATGACATCTAAAGAATACAAGTTGTTAATCCTAGCGATGCTGTCTATGTCAGTATCGCTAGCAGCCTTTTACATGATTGCGAAGCTAGCATTTTATGAGTGATACCGAAGCGTTGATTAAAGAGAACAAGAAGCTGAAAGAAATACTGAGGCAGTGCTTGAAGGCGCGGCAGATTAACCATGTGCGGCAGATCATTAGAGAGGCATTAAGCAATGAGCGAGAAAAAAGATTGGAAGGCTAGAGCGTTGGAAATGATAGGTGGCGAAAGCGAGCCGCCTAGACAGCGCAAAACATTTTCTACTGAAAAGAAAACAGTTCAAGCTGCTGGTGATGAGAACATCCCTGAAGAAGTCCTTAATAGATACAAGAAACTTTACGAGTCTGGGGTTCAAGATATATCTCTTGAAGACTTAATTGCTGATTACTATGGAGGATCAGAGAATCTTCAGAAAGAAATAGCGAAAGCAAAGGAAGCTAGGGCTTCGCGTGATCCAAAATCCCGTGAAGATAAATCAATGGAAATGTATTACGATAAGATTTCCGAAAAGATTCCAGTTCGCTCTAGCAGATCGCTTGGCGCTCATTACAATGTAGATGACAAGGAAGCTGTTGTTTCAGACCCAGAGGCATACACTAAATTTATAGCACAAGTTGCAGAGAAGGGGTTGATGGGATCAAAAGAAGATGAAGAAAAGTTTAATCAGATGCTCAGTCAGAACAGATATACCCGTGGTGATTATGCTGGGAAATTAAAGAATCCATTGAGTGAATATATTGGAGTTGTTGAACATGAAGTTGGACATCATGCATCCGGCACATCAAAAGAAGGAAATCTTGGAATGACATTTACACACATGTCTGACAAGGGGGAACTAGCCAATCAGCTTGGACGCATTCAGCGTGAGGCATATCAATTGTATGGTGAAAGATTCACTCCAGAAACTCTTGAGGATTTTATGGTTCAACAAGAGAACATTCCAAGTGATGAAAGATTCCAAAATTTCTCTCCAGATACAAGGCGCGGACTCCGTGAATTGTATGACGCATATAAGGGAGAAAACCCAATGCTTAAAGAGAATCAGAGAATTTGGCCTGCTGCGAAGGCTCGCATTCCAGAGTTTGTAAAACGCGAAGGTAAATCAAAACAGAAAACGGCATAACATGAGCGAAGCAATTAAAGCAGCAATGAAACGGCTCGGCGTGTCTGGCGTGAACAAGCCTAAGAGGACACCTAGCCACCCAACGAAGAGCCATGTCGTGCTTGCTAAAGAAGGGTCAAAAGTTAAGACGATTCGCTTTGGGCAGCAGAATGTAAAAGGCTCTCCGAAGCGAGAGGGTGAATCAGAATCCGACAAGAAAAGACGAGCATCATTTAAGGCTCGCCATGCAAAGGGAATCTCCAAGGGAAAGATGTCTGGCAGTTACTGGAGTAACCGTGTAAAATGGAAGTAACAAAAGAGTTACACGGGCATATAAAAATATCTTTTGACTTCTTAAAAGAATCTGCCATTCTAATACCGTGCGATTCAAACGGCTAACAGTCCGAATCAGTGATGAGCCTTGGAAGATTATCTTCAAAAAGCCAACTGAAGACGACTATATCGGTGTTGAAGAAGACGACATCGGACTTTGTGTCGCCGAAGATCACAAGATATTTGTTGAGCCTGATCCAGATAGCGTTCTCTCTACCGCGCTTCACGAAGTCCTACATGCTGTATTCCCACAGTTAAGCGAGGATGCCGTGATAGATGGCGAGGCTGCGCTAATGGACCTGCTGAACAAGTTTCCGCAAGAACTATTACACACAAATGATACTCCCAAAACCCGGTAGCTGGTGGACCTTTCGCGGCAATGAACAAGGCTGCGGTAAAGACCAACAGGTTTGCATGTCTAGCCCTGAAGAAACGATAGCATGGGGGCATGGCTTTAGCTGGATCGGATCAACCGATATGTTCCTCAAAGTCTTTACTCCAACGGATGCCAAGCAGCATCCAGAATTAAAATAGGAAGGCAGGGTAACTCTATCTCGCTACGATACGAACAATATCACTCGCTTTGGAAGACACAGAAATTCCTCCGCGATCTGCTTCACCACTCCACTAGACCAAAGAAGGTGTCAGAAATTGAAGACAGAGCCTACAGTTGTCTTCGCCACTTTCCTTTCCTAGACGCTAAAGGCAAGCCGATGTTTAGCCAAGACGACTTTGAATGCCCCGATTTACCAAAATGAAAAGTAAAATCAGCGAGAGGTTCCAGCCGTTTAACATCACAAAGAAATGGAAGAAGTGGATGGCGGTATCCTGCTCTCACGGGGATCACATCGACCCAGAGGCTAGGGACGCTGTGCTTGCCTTCCGGGACCGCTTTCGTCCTGACAATACGATCCATCTAGGGGACTTCGTGGACATGGCGGCTGCTCGTGGTGGTGCTATGTCAGACCCTAATGCCGCTGATCGTGCTGCCTCTGTAGCTGAAGACCTTGCTGCTGGTGTCGATTTTTTACAGGAGCTTCGGCCACAACATATACTTTACGGAAATCACGAGGACAGATTGTTTAAGCTAGCGCATTCACCTAACGCCTTGGCCGCACACGCTGCAACTATTGTTATACAAGAGATCGAGGCTACAGCAAAGAAGCTCAAGGCTCGCACATACGAATACGACATTCGTTCACACTACACTCTCGGTGGTCATAAGTTCTTGCACGGCTATATGTTCAACATGTCTGCCATCAGGGATCATGCGGAGACATTTGGCAACTGCATCATGGGACACCTACACCGAGTAGGACAGGAGCCAGGAAGGACTCTGCAATCCGCTACCGCTTACTGCGTTGGAATGCTTATGAAGTTTGACGCTTCCTATGCGAAGACACGCCGCGCTACTTTAGCTTGGAGCCAAGGCTTTGGCTACGGCTACTACACAGACACACAAATAACCGTAAACCTATGCGAAAGAAAACCAAACAATCCTTGGATGTTGCCTCTGTAGCTGGAGCTTGGCAGGCATTCTTCGATGGAAACAAAATAGATGATGACGAGTCATTGCGTAAAGCAGGATGGCTTGACATCTATACTGTTGCCAAAAAAGTAAACCTGTCGTCATGCACTCTTGGTCGGAACTCAGACAAATACGGCTTGATTACAAAGCTATTTAGAGTGTATCGCGGCGGTAAGGTTCGGCAGGTTAGGTATTGCAAACCTAAATAAGAAGGGGGCTTGCGCCCCCCTCTTAACCTATGAACTAATGAACACACAAAAACACCGAACCAAAAGCTCGGCGTGTCGCAATATAACTATTGTTTAACCGTAGTCAATTTGTTTTCAGCGTAAACCGCTACAGCTAGTGCTGACCAAGTGTGTGACTTTAGACCGTATGTCGGACCTTTATCATCCTTAGTTCCCTGCGGTCCTACAAGGTTCAGTAATGCTTGTCTGATGTCCTTGTCCTTTGATCGCATCGTACGACACAAATACATCTTAATGTCCTTCCTGTAGCACAAGAGCGTGTCAGTCCTAGCAACCTCTTCAAATCTTCCCACCCAGCGGCAGGTATCAAATACACTGGCGCCTACCGCCATGCCGTAGCTG